CCGTTGCGCAACAAGTGAATATGACGTCGTTATGTAATGGCGTAACGGCCCGAATCAATCCCGAATGGGTTAATATCATTTGCGAAATGACAGGTTGTTCCGCCGATTTCCTTTTCGGGCTTTCCAACGAATAAAAAACCGCCAAAAAGTAAAATAAAAATTATGGAAAAAGTAAATCTTTTTTGGGCCATTGTTTGGTCCGTTGTGGCGGGGCTTTGCTTGCTTGCAATCTTTTGGAATCCGTCCCACTTTATTACGTTGGCCATTTCCGTTGTAATGGCGGGGTTGTTTTGGCACGACTACAAAAAAACGAAAGGAATGTAATTTAAACAGGCGATACGATGAAAGACACGAAAGAAATTGATCCGGCGTTGGCCACGATCGCTGAACCCGAAAAGGAAAAAGAAATTTTCCCCGGAATGACCGTCGAAGAAATTCGGTCGTTGTACTTTGACAAAACCGCGTTACGGGAACCCCCTTATAGGGTTTATCAGTTGAACGGCGATAATCACAGGTATTATTACCGTTTCAATGAATCGGGCGAACCCGAATTCTACCCGTCCGTTACGACGCTATTAAAACAGGTAATGCCGACGCCGCCCGCCCTGTTGGATTGGATCGTGGCAAATGGCAAGGACGGATCAACTGAAAAACGCGATCTTGCGGCCGCGTACGGTACGTTTATGCACATTCAGTTTGAAACGCTGATCATAAACAGGCGGTACGATTTCGATAACGTCCCCGCCGTACTGTTGGACTATATGGAACGGGAAAACTTGCCCGAAAAAGTTTTTTCGGAATGGTGCGTTAAGATCCGAAAGGACGTTTTGGCGTTCGCCCAATTCGTGCGGGATTATAACGTCGTCCCGTTGGCCGTCGAAATCGGTTTGGTACACCCCGAATTCCATTTCGCGGGTTGCGTGGATATGCCTTGCGTAATGACTGAACCGAAAACGGGAAAGAAATACACGGCAATTGTTGATTTCAAATCGGGCCGAAAAGGGTTTTTCGAAGAACACGAATTGCAATTGCATCTTTACCGCGAAATGTGGAATGTGAACTTTCCCGACGTACCCGTGGAACGCGTGTTCAACTTTTCCCCGAAAGATTGGCGCGGGCCGAAACCGACGTACAATTTGAAAGATCAAACGGAAAGCGTAAACGCAAAGAAATTGCCGTACCTGTTGGCGCTTGCGACGATTGAGGACGAAAAACGCGACAACACAATGACGATTGTTAAGGGCGTTTTGGATCTTGACAACGGAAAGATTACCGACAATATTTTGTCCCTGTCTTTGGCCGAACTGATCAAGACGAAAGCGAACGAAAAGGAAACGCCCGAAAAGGCGGGAACGGCGACGGAAGCGGAAAAGCCCACGGAAGCCCCAAAGAAGCCCGCAAAACGCACGAAAAAGGCCGAACCGATAAATACCACGTCCGAACCCGAAAAGGCCGTTAAAACGGAAATTGAGGAAAAATTACCGTGGGAAAACGAATCGGCCCCCGTTGTGCCTGTTGCACCCGCGCCCGATCCCGAACCCGAAAAGCAAAACTTGTTGTTTGACGAAATCGAAATTTAGTTTATGGGCGGAAGAATACACAGGCCCGAACAGGCCAACGGCATTTTAGAACTACCCGAAATTGGGCGGTTGCATATCGGCAAGAAACAGGCCACGCAAAACGGAAAGGAATACCCCGTTAGCGTTGATTACTTTATCCCGTCGGGAAAGTACGCGGGAATGTTTACCGCCGCGTTGGGCGAAAAGCCCCAAACGATACAGGTAATTTTCCCCGACGATGCGCCCGAAAAGGTTTGCAACGAACGGTACGAATACCGCGACGATAAGGGCGCGTTAGTTGCGCGGGGCGACGGCCAAACGTTCGAAATTTGGAACGGCGAAAGATACGCCCCTTATAGCGTGGACGCATACCCCGATATAATGGCCCAAATCGAACGGAACAACCCGACGAAACGGGGCGCGGAAAATTGGGATATTGTGCTAACGTTGCGGTTCATTGTTCCCGCCGTCCGTGGGATCGTCGGCGTTTGGCAATTCTCTACAAAGGGCAAGGCGTCAAGCGTCAAGAATATACGCGAATCGTTCGACGGCGTTCGTTTGATGCGCGGGACCGTAACGCAAACCGTGTTCGATCTTTCCGTACAGTTTGCCAAAAGCAACAAACCGGGCGTCAATTCGCGTTATCCTGTCGTTTCGTTGGTTGCCAACGATAACAGGATCGCCGAAATTAAACGGGCAATGGCCCCCGAACAAAATTTATCGTTACTATTAGAAACAAAGCGAAATGGAACTGACGCGAAAGATTGATTTTGCAATCAAGTTATTGCAATCCATTCCACAGGACGGGCCGATCGAATTATCGTATTCGGGTGGTAAAGATTCGGACGTAATATTGGAATTGGCGCGAATGTCGGGAATCCCGTTCGAACCGATATACAAGAATACGACCATTGATCCGCCCGGAACGTTGGCCCATTGTCGGGAACAGGGCGTCAAGATCATACAACCGAAAATGTCGTTTCTTGAAATAGTACGACAAAAGGGCTTCCCGTCAAGGTTTACCCGTTTTTGTTGCGAAATCTTGAAAGAATATAAGATACACGATCGGGCAATACAGGGAATTCGCCGCGCGGAATCAACAAAGAGGGCGAAACTATATAAGGAACCCGAAATTTGCCGTACCTATTCAAAAACCGAAAAGGCCCGAATATATTTGCCGATATTGGAATGGACCGACGACGACGTGGCAACGTTCATTAAGGACCGTTCAATACGTTGTGCGCCAATATATTACGACGGGGGTGGGCAATTCCACGTTGAACGTCGTTTGGGTTGTATCGGTTGCCCGCTTGCATCGGCGAAATTGCGTCGGGAACAATACAAAAAATATCCTTATGTATTTAAATCCCAATTGAACGCGTGTAAAGAGTTCTACAATAACAAACCCAATTCGGCGGGGGCGCAATTATTTAGGGGCGACGTTTACAAGAAATTCGCGGCTGACCTGTTTTTCGATCGGGACCCAAAACAAATAATGTCGCAAGGATTGTTCGAAATGCCCGACGCGAAAAAATTTTTAGAAGAATATTTTGGAATTGAATTATAATTCCTATCTTTGCACTAACAACGTTTGTGGCTGAACGTTAAAAGGGAAATATAATGCCCGTGTGCAAGTACAATGGTTTCAGCCACAACCAAAGGAAAGCCACGGGCGTTTTTTTGTTATGGAACAACCACGCAAATTTAAGATAGACAACTATATAACCGTTCCCGGATTCGCAATCGTTGAAATTGGATTATCGGGTAACGAACTTTTGTGCTATTCGCTGATATACGGTTTTACACAGGACGACGAAACCGAATTCCGTGGTTCGTTAAATTACGTCGCTTCCGCGCTGAATGTAACGAAGCAAAACGCGAAAAAAATTATTGATCGCCTTATCGAACGTGGACTGATCGAAAAACGGGAAATCTTCTTTTCGGGCGTCAAGTTTTGCACTTATGTTGCAAAAAGATACGGCGTTGCTGAAATAGCAACGGGGCGTTATCAAAACAACAACGGGGGCGTTGCTGAAATAGCAACGGGGGGTATTGCTGAAACGGCAACGAATAATAATAAGATAGATAATTCTAACGATAAAATAGAAGATACCGCCGACGGCGGTTTGTTCCCCGCCGATCCGTCGTTTGTTCCTGTAACCGTTACGCGCCCGCGCCGTACGTCCGAATCGCTTTGCCTGTTCGAAAATTCGCGGTTCGCTGATTTCAATACATTCGCGGCCGAATTCAAGGCCCCCGAATTCGCTGACGTGGATATCGTGTATTATTTCCACGCCGTCGCGGATTGGTCGGCGCAAAAGGGCAAGAAAATGAAAGATTGGATTGCAACGGCCCGTAACTTTATCCGTGGCGATATTGAAAAGGGAAAGTTACACAGGAAAGACGGCGCAAGCGGCGCGGGCCTGTCATTGGACGCGATCAAATATTTAACCGAAATGGGCGATGCAATACAGTAACGAAACGGCCGTTGCGACGGTCAAGAAATCGCCGGTTGCATTGCGCCGGGAAATGGTCGGGAACGCAACAGTTATGGGCGCGTTAACCCCGGTTGAACGGGCCGTGTTCCTTGCGTCCACGGCAAAGACGATCGCCGAAATTACCCCGGCCGAATTGACGTCCGAATTGCGGACCGCTTTGAAATGGATTTGCAAAGACGTTGGTTATAGGGTGCAAGACGAAGCGGATTCCCAATATTTGATAATCCGGACGGCCGAAATACTGAAAAGGTATTATTCCAACTTGACGTTAAAGGATTTCCGAATGGCCTTTGAAATGTCAATAACCGGCCAATTGGACGAATACTTACCACGTACCCGGGACGGAAAGGCCGATCGGGGCCATTATCAGCAATTCAACGCCGAATATGTTTGCAAAATCCTTGACGCGTATATGATGCGCCGGGGGGCCGTGCTTAAAAAGGCGTTTGACGCCGTTGAAACGCCGGAATTAAAGCCGGGCGACGACAAGAAACAGGAATATCGCAACGAAGCGATCAAAGAGTTGTACGAAGCGTTTGACGATTTCCGGGAAACGGGCCGGTTGAATACGTCGGCGGTAACTGATTTGGTTTTTTGGAATATCCTTTCGGAACACGGGTTGGTCGTTCCTGTAAACGTAACCCCGGAAGAACAAAAACAGGTATGGCAACGAACGATCAACGATTTTGCCCGGCGTGGAATGGTCGGGGACGTAAACGAATTGAAGCAAAACGGGATTAACGACCCGCGATTGGAACACGGATCGTTCGTTTTGGCCCGGCATAAAGCGTTGGGAAATATCTTTTCGGGACTGATTGAACAGGGGAAAAGCGTTAAAGAAATTGTCAAATAATGAAAACGACTATACACGTTTTGGCGATTGATCCGTCCGAAACGAAAGAATGGTTTTTATATAAACATTATGCCCGGCGGTTGCCAAATATTGTTTATGCTTTTGGCCTATACGATGATAAAGAACTGATCGGCGTTTGTTCTTTTGGGGTTCCCGCGTCGCCGTCGCTTGTTGTCGGCGCGTTGGGCGAAGAATATAAAGATATATTTTTTGAATTGAACCGTTTGTGTGTAAACGACGGATTGCCGAAAAATACTTTGTCTTTCTTTGTTGGTCAATGTTTGCGAATGCTGAATAATGGTTCGCCGAAAGTAATTGTTTCTTATGCTGATAGCGGAATGAACCATCACGGGTATATTTATCAAGCGACGAATTGGATTTATACAGGAATGACGAAACCGCATATTGAATACAGTTTGCCGGGATTTGATAACAAGCATTCACGCCACGCGTTAGACGATTACGGCGGGATCAATAGCGCAAAGGAAAAGGGAATTGAATTTGAAATAAAGGAACGGACGTTGAAATATCGCTATTTCTATTTCATTGGAAACAAAAGAGAAAAAAACAAAATGAAGAAAGCGTTGAAATATCCCGTTTTGCCGTATCCCAAAGGCGACAACGTGCGATATGATGCAAGTTATAAAGTACAACCGAATTTGATCCTTTTCTAAAATGGAAAACAAGATTAAAATAAATTGCGTTATCGGCGTTGATCCGGGCGCGGCGGGCGGACTTGCCGTTTATATCCCGAACGAAAAGACAAAGGCCGTTAAAATGCCGAAAGATATAACCGAATTGCGGGATTTCTTCCTGTATTACGCGGAAAACTACAAACCGATCGTTTTTCTTGAAAAACTGTCGGTACGTCCCGACGATATACAGGCCGACGGCGGTAAAACGAATATGGGTAAGTTGTACCGCGTTCAAAAGATGATCGCCAATTACGAACATTTAAAGGCGATCATTGAAACGGCGGGCGTTCCGTATGTATTAGTTCACCCGCTTTCGTGGCAAACCAAATTGAAATTGAGGGTTCGCGGCCAACACGAAGAAAAGGCCGACAGGAAACGGCGTTATTGCGATAAGGCCGCGCAACTGTACCCCGAAATAAAGGCGACGTTATGGAATGCTGACGCCCTGTTAATAATGCACTTTGGGCGTTGGGCGTTGGTCAATAATCCCAAATGGGTAAAGGCCAATTTGCCGGAAAGAGAATACCAAAAATTGTTTTAATATGAGAACGAGCGAATACGAAAAATTATATGGTTTAAAGAACGGATTAACCGGGAAATTAGTTTTGTATTATTGGGCATCGTCCCAAAAACACAAAGCGTTATTTTCTTCGAAGATGAAAGCGGAAGAAGCCGCAATTTGCGTTGCCCGCGATATTGGTAATTCCGTTATTATAGTTGAATACACGTAATATGCCGACGAAGATATTTACCACAATGGGCGGACGTTGCCCGTTCGGTTATCATAACAATATAGATGATAACCTTTGCCGAATTTGCCCGTATTATTACAGGGCCGGAACGGGGACGTTCTTTTGGTGCAACCACCCAATAGACGAAAAATCGCCAAAGAAGCCGCGACGTGTACCCGAAAAAGCGGAAACGGGTACACAAGAAAAGCGGAAACGGGGACGCCCGCCAAAGAACGGCCCTAAAAAGCACGTAAAGCGCACGAAAACGAAAAATGGATAAATACCTTATGAAAACGGCGAAACGCCATTAAATCGAAAATTCGCAAAAATTAACTGAACAATGGATCGCGTGGACGCATATATAGCGCGTGGAATGTCGGGCGTTTACCGCGTGTTCGTCAAGAGGGCAAAATACAAACATTGGTTCGAATTGGGCGAACACAGGCCGACGGACGCCGCGTTCGAACGTGCGATGAACGACGGGACCGTGGTTTGGAAACGTGGCATTGTTGACGAAATGAAACTTTTTTCGAAAAAAATGTGAAAATTTTTGGAAAAAGTTTTGGAAATATAAAAATTATCCTTACCTTTGTAGTGGGTTAAGGAAATAACCCAACCGATCGGGCGGGTTCCCGAAACATAAAGAACAAACAGTTATGAAGATCAGTTGCAAAAATTCGAACAAAGCGGTTGAAATGATGATGAACGCGGACGGTTTCGGTAGAATCCTTGCGATCGCAACACAGGATAACGAATATTGGTTTACCATTGGTTGGTACAAGACGGAAAAAGGCGCGATCCGTTCCGCAAAGAAGCAACTTTCCCGTTTGGGGTACGAATTGAACGCTTAACAAATTGTTGCGTGGTGTAACGGTAGCACTTTGGCTTTTGGTTCCAACAGTCCCCGTTCGAATCGGGGCGCAACAACAATAAACCCCCGTGGCGAAATGGTAGCCGCGCGACACTCAAAATGTCGTCCTGTAACGGGGTCCCGGTTCGAATCCGGGCGGGGGTACAAGGGTTTCCGAAATCAGCAAAAGGGGATTTAATGACTACAACCGCCCGAAATGGAACATTTGATAAGGAAACCCAACCCAAACGGACCGCGCCGATTCGCGGGAACTTAAAACAACGTGTTATGAAAATTAATGAATTCAAGGCAACGTCGGGTTATTCCGGGTTAAGTATTGGCGTACACAACTTTTTTGCCAACGAACGCGCTTATAAGATACTGTCCGAAAAGGCGTTCGGAATCTACAAACGGAAAGTTGAAGCCGACCCCTATTTAGCGAAATACGCTATGCGGATTTGCGTTTGGCATTATGAAACCGACAAAGACGGAATCTTCCGGCTAAAACAAACCGTTTACCGCGATTTCCTATTGATTGACGGAAAAGTAACATTGAAAGAGGAACAAACGTTTAACAAATAAAGGCGATACGTTATGTATATCAAACACTTGCAATTACTGAACTTTCAAGTTATCGAAAGTTTCGAAGCCGATTTCGACGGGTCCGTTTATTTCATTACGGGCGACAACGAATTAGGCAAATCAACCCTGTTAAAAGCGATCGGCGCATTACTGACAGGAAACCGCGACGACGTGTTACGCAACGGCGCGACAAAGGGGTTTGCCAAAATGATTGTAGGCGACGACGGCGAAGAATACGACGTACAGTTGTCGTTTACGGAAGCGAACCCGCGCGGAACGCTGACGATCAAGCAAAAGACAACGGGAATGGCGACCAACAACGTTTCAATGTTGCAACGCATTTTCGGGTATCAAGATTTCGACGCCGTGGAATTTTCGCGTTGGTCGGAAACCGCCGACGGACGGCGCAAGCAAATTGCCGTGGTTAAGGCCCTGTTGCCCGAACCCGTCCGAAAGAGGATCGAAGAAATAGACGAAACCGTGTCCACGCTGAAACAGGAACGGACGGGCGTTAATCGGGACGTTAAGACGTTCGCGGGATTCGTCGAAACGATCAAGCAACAGTTGGCCCCCGGCGACGTGGAAAAGTACGCAATGCCTGTTGACGTTACGGCGTTAATGGAACGGCAAAAGACTAACGCCCAATTGATCGAAAAGGCGAAAACAGTACGCGCCGCCGTTGCACAACGTACGGAACAGTTGGCCGCGATCCCCGCCCGTATTGAAGCGGAAAAGGCAAAGGCGGACGAAACGCGCAAGTTTTACGCCGATAGGGTAGCCGCCACCAAAGCCGCGTACGAAAAGGCGTTGGCCGATGAAAAGGACGCGTCCGTAAAGATTGACGCCGTATTGTCCGAAAACCTTGCCGCCATTGAAGCGGAACGCACGTCGTTTGCTGAACGCAAGGCGAACGGGGAACAATGGTTGGCTAAATACGAAGCGAACAACCCCGAAAAAACGGACGTCCCCGCCCTGTTGGAACAGGCGGAAGCCCATAACAAGCGTTACCACGCCGTTTGTCAATATAAGGAAAAGAAATCCCAATACGACACGATCAAGGCCAAATCGGAAGAAATGGACCGCCAAATCGCGGAACTTTCCACGGAACGCGCCGACCTTATCGCAAACGCTGAATTGCCGATCGCGGGTTTGTCCTTTACGGACGACGGTTTGGAACTGAACGGCGTTCCGTTCGTCCCCGGCAAAGTTTCCGATTCTCAAACAATGGAAATCGCGGCTAAATTGGTCATTGCTTCCAACCCGACCGTTAAGGTTTTCCGAATTGCCCGTGGCGAATCTTTGGGCGCGAAGCGGTTGCAAACGATCGTGGAAATTGCCCGAAAGAACGGATTTCAAGGGTTCATCGAACAGGTCCAACGCGGACAAACCGAAATGTTGGTCGAAGAATATACCGAACGTTAAATCAATCGCGCCGTGGCGGTTGTCATTCCGCCACGGCCTTTTCACATTATGTTAGACAAAGCAACAAAAAACAAGATCAACGCTTGCAAGGGTTTACGGGGCAAAACGGTTTCCGATATTGTCGTATCTGACCGTTTCGAAAAGAATCTTGCCGCGTATCTAACCGCGCAAAAAGAGGACAGGAACACGTCGCGCAAATCGTTCGAAGCAATGCGCAAGGCGGGCGGGGCCGTCGGTTACAAGTTGCCCGCGCACCCCGTGGACCGCGTAATGGATTTGTCCGTTTCCGATTTTGCATTGGAATATGCCAAAATCCTTACGGGAACGTCCGAACGCACGAACGCCGAACGGAAATACATTCAGCAATTGGGCCAACAGGCGTATAACCTAACTGTCGCCCAAATCGTTTGCGAAGAATTCCCCGAACTTGAATCGGCATTGATCCCAAAAAAGAACACGAACTAATTATGGACACACTAAAACAAGCAACTAACCGAACCGCCGCAATCGGAAAGATTATCGGCGCGTTGAAGAATGGCCGACGCCTTTCGTTATATGACAGTAGGGAATTTCGCGTTTCCGAAATGCACACCTGTTTTTGCGTTATCCGTCAAAAGATCCGCGACGGAAAAATTACGGGGTATGTAATGAAAGACAAATGGTTAATTACCCCCGACGGGATTCGTTACAAAGAATATTGGTTCGAAGATGAAACAAACGAAAATTAGCGAATCGGGACTGATCGGGGCCGACGGAAAATTGCGTATGCCAATGGATCGGGTAAACGCTTTTTTCGAAGCCCATAAAGGCGAACGCGTTGTCGTCCGCTTCGAATCGGCCGAACGTGGTTCAACGGAATTGCAATTGGCGTATTATTACAATTACATTGTTCCGACGATTCAAGTGGCACTTTATGAAACAGGCGAACGGAAAACGGAAAGACAAACCGACGTTTGGTTACGTGAACAATGCGTAAATTGTTGGTCCGGTTTGGGCGATTTAATGGAAGCCCGCGAAATGTCAAAAACTGACTTTTCCGAATTTTTGGAATGGGTAAAACAGTTTGCCGCCGAAAACCTGTTCGTTTATATCGAAGATCCTAAAACCCTGTAAAATGAAAAAAATAGATCCAAAAGATTACGTAAGTTACACGATCGTTGGTTCGGGTTGGTCCTTTACGGTCTATACGTGGGAAAAGGCGCAACGCGAATGGGACGGAATGCGTTTCGGGACCCTGTACGGAAACAAGCCCGACAAAACACAAACAGTTATTGACAACAAATAAAGGCGATACAATGGAAATCAAGGACGTTTTATTTTTAGACACGGAAACGACGGGGATTCCCGATCGCGCGGCGAAATGGGATTCCGACTATATGGATTATCCGCACGTCGTACAAATTGCGTGGTTGCACGGTTGCAAGGCCGAAAACCACATTATACGGCCCGACGGGTGGGAAATTCCCGAAGATGCGCAACAGGTCCACGGAATTACCACGGAATACGCGCTTGAACACGGCGAACCGTTCGCGGCCGTTGTTGATATGCTGATACAGGATTGCCACGAAGCGGGCCTTATTTGCGGCCACAATATCCATTTTGATACGGGAATCATTAAGGCCAATATCTTGCGCGAATTGGGGCGCGAATATTACGACGCAAACGACGTGGAATCCGCCCTGTATAAAGGCAAACGTATTGACACGATGCGTTCGACGATGAAATGGGTGGACGCCCGTTTCGCGTCGGGCCGTTTGAAATTCCCGAATTTGGGCGAACTATACGACCGTTGTTTCCCCGGCGAAACGTTCGAAGCACACGACGCGTTAGAGGACTGCAAGGCCGTTGCCCGTTGCTTGCCCGTCCTTATCGAAAACGAATTGGTCGAACTGAAAGTAAAGGAATACCCCGACGAACAGGAACAGGCCAAACAGGACGGGAACGCCGCCCGTATTGCGGCCGAATCCGCAAAGAAATTCGGACAAATGCCCGAAAAGCCCGTAACCTGTCCAAATTTCAATCCAATTTCCGAAAATGATAAATTACCCGTCCAACAGGAAAAAGCCCCGCAAATCGAAAATTCGGCAAAATTAACGGCGGCTAATGAACTGTTGGAACAAAACGATTTCTAATTATGGCAAAAACTATCAAATTCAACAACACGCCCGCGCTAACGCGGGAATACGTCAACAATTGGCTAACCCACGCCAAAAAGGAAAAGAATACCAATCCCGCGTCAATCGCCGTGTTGGAAGATATTCTAAAATTGATTGACGTTGCGGTATCAGTCTTACAACCCGAACCGGCGGAACCGGCAAAATAATAAACCAAAAAGCGATATGGAAAAAACTTTTGAATTACGTTCCCTTAAAGTTGGAATGTTCGGCGTGGATTGCAAATACCGAATTTCCGAAACCGACGATAACGGAAGCGTTACCGAAAACGAATACCACGTCAAGGTATCGCGCCCGATGCACCCCGATTTTGAATCCCTGTTTTCGCGGGATCTTCGCGCGATCGCAACGAAAATTTTCAACAATACGGAATGGTTGGCGGATTATGAAATGGGCGTGTCGAAAATCGAACCCACGGGAATTGCTTTCGCGGGAAAAAACGACAATATCGGCATTTCCATTATTGGCAACATTGAAACCGCGTTCGGGCGCGTAACGTTCAAAACCCCGCGAATCAAGTATAAGACAAGCGAAAAGGACGTGGCCGCCGAACTGACGGTATTTGCCGATAAGGTTGTCGAAGAAACCCACGCTTATTTGTTTGAGGACAAAACGGCGGAAATGGCCGTATTCGGCGAATAATGGAACCCGTTTTGATTACAACCCGCGCCGAATATGATCTTTGCAAGGCGCACGGAATCGAACCGTTGTTGGACCGTCGGTTCGCAATGGATATACGGTTGCGTGTTGCAATCCAACGGGAACTTTTCGGAACGGGCCACACGCCACAGGAAAACGAACGTTTTTACCGATTTTGTTGGGATCATTACCCGCACCAATGCGCGGAAACGATGCGCCCGCTTAAACAATATTCGGCCACGTATATTTCCCATATCTTGACGCGTGGGGCGCACCCCGAAATGGCCCACGATCCGCGAAACGTCAATATCCTATCGTTTGAAATGCACAACAGGTGGGAAAACGGCGACCGCAAGAATATGCGTATATTTGCGGGGAACCAAATTATAATCGAACAATTGAAAAAGGAATATTCCGATTTATGAATAAAGTTTTTCTAAAAGGAAATGTCGGGCAAGATCCCCGAATTACCAATTTCGAAAACGGCGGTAAGGTTGCACAATTTACGTTGGCCACGACTGAACGAGGATTCAAGACGCGCGACGGAAAGGATATACCCGACGTAACGGATTGGCACAATATCGTCGTAAAACAAACAGGGTTGGCGGGCGTGTGCGAACAGTACGTAAAAAAGGGTACGCCCCTTTTGATTGTCGGAAAGATCCGAACCCGCGATTACAGGGACGAATCGGGAAATACCCGTTATATTACCGAAATAATCGTGGAAGAAATGGAACTGTTGGGAAAGAAGCCCGAACAGGCCCCCGCCCCCGCACCCGCACCCGAATACACGCCAACGGTTGAAGATATGCCCGTCTAATTATGCAAATAGACCGAAAAAAATACGATCCCGAAATCCACGATTTATTCCACGCGCTGACCGTAAAACAACCGTACGCGGATTTGTTGACAAAGGCCATTGCCCGCGACGAATCGGGAATGTACCACGCGGCAAAAACAATAGAGGTTCGGACGCGCAACACGAATTACAGGGGCGATTTGCTGATATGTTCGTCGGCCAAACCCGTTGATCCGTGGGGCCGTCATTTGTCGGGCGTTACGTGCGGATTCGTCGAACTGTACGATACAAAGCCCGTGGAAGAATTTACCAACGAAGATTGGGCCGCTACGTGTATCCCCGAAGATCAACGACCGCGAAAGGGGTTCGGGTGGTTAATGCGCAATCCGCGCCGTGTTGTCGAAATGCCGATAAAGGGCCAATTGGGGGTTTATGGAATCGTCGTACCGAAAGACGATATTACCGAATACCCCCGCGAAATGGCGTTAGGCGCGGACGGTTGGGAAATCATTAAAAAACGAATGTAATGGAATATTGGGAAAACAAACTTACCCCGTGGGATATGGAATTGGCCGTAATGGTCGAATCGCTGACGGGGAAACCGTGCGAATTGTGCAACGGTGGCGATCATTTCTTTTTTGAAGCGGATTACGAAAACCACGCCCACGAACCCGAATATTTGTTGGCCCTTTGGGACGCAATAGAGGGACGCACGGGAAAACGCCTTATTGGAATGGACGACGACCCCGAACGCCACGTTTTCGTCGTTACCGTCCTTTTCTCAAACGAACGTTATCCCGCGTTAGTCCGTTTGGATCGGGACGCGAAAGAAAATCCGTCGGCGGGAACGCCGTATTATTCAAAGACTGACGACGCAAACGAAATTTTGGCCGTACAGGTCGAAAGGGGAAACGATGCGCAATTGTTGTCGTTCGTGGGTAACGGCCAATTGCTGATCGTCCCCGACGGAAAAATCGCTTTCCAATTCTTGAACGCAAGCGGAAGCGTTTACGCCGACGCGCCCGAACATTCATATATCGTGTATCGTGGCCCCGGACGCTTCGAAATCATCGAACAGGAAAAATTCGAAAAAGAATACAAAATCTAATATGGCAAGACGTCCTAATACCTGTGAAACGTGCGCGTTCTTCAAGTGGGACGCAATGGACGGCCCCGGCGTGTGCGCCCTGTCTAAACTGATTGTTTGGCCGTTAAACTCTTGTTACAGTTGGAAATTACGGACAACTTACAAACATTGAAATTGTTAACCGTTTCCCGATAATTTACTATTTTTGCAAAAACCGTGTATTATGGCAAACAAAGAGAAAACCGAACCAAAGACGAAACGCGGGCGCAAACCGCAATGGACGGACGCCAAAGTGGAAATTATGGTTAAGGCGATCGCCACGGGTAAATCGTACAAAGACGCGTACACGGCGGCGCGGGTTTCGCACCAAACATTTTACAGGCATCTAAACGAAGATAGTGAATTTTATGAAGCGGTCAAAAATGCCGAAAGACAATACCAAGATTGGTACGATTCCCAATTGGTCGTTGACTGCAAACGTTCCCTGTTAGAATTGGTACAGGGTTACGAATGGGACGAAACGACAACCGAATCGGCGTTGGACAAAAACGGTAAATTGGTTGTCAATAAAACAAAGGTTGTCCACAAAAAGGCCGCGCCGAATGCAACGGCAATTATCTTTGCGTTGTGCAACCGTGCGCCCGATCAATGGTCGAACCGCCATATACAGGAAATAAGCGGAAAGATCGAAACGGAAACCAAATCGAACGTTTCTTTGACGAATGTTCCCGACGAATTGTTGGAACAGGTTATTAACGCAATCAATACGAAATAGTATGCCGATGCGATACACAACACGCCGTAAACGATCAAAGGCGGGGCGCGAATTGGATTTGGCGTACAAACGCCACGAAATCGGGTACGCGCATTATTGGAAAATATGGGATAAACCGAAATATTGGGCGAATACATAATGGAACACGAATTTATAGACGATATGTTTAAGCGTCTTTTAATTGATGAAAAAAAGACGTTTGGACAGGCGTTCGAACAAGTTATACAGGAAAGGGCGAAAACGATTCGGGATCTAAACAGGATCGAAAACGCCTACCAATTGTTTTGTAAAAAGTTTCCCGACGCGGAACCGCATTATTTCCGTTTGTGGATATATGACACGCGCCGCGAAGATTTTGCAAAATGCAAGGTTATTTTTAAGTGGGCGGATAATTTCGAATCGAAAAGCGTATAAATTCCTTTTGACCGCAAGGCCGGACAGGGGCGAACCCGCCCCGTTACCTGTTCGGCCTTTTTACTGAATAATGGACGTTGACACGATGCAAATAACGCGAACATTGGCCACGCACCCCGAATTGTTTTTGCAAGAGGGGGCGCGGCGGAATCTTTTATGGTTCGCGCAATATATGGACCCAAATTTCCAACCAACGCCGTTTCACAAAGCGTATTACAGGGTATTAGACAAGTTCGCAAAGCAACAAATACGGAAACTGATTATACAGGCCCCGCCGCAACACGGCAAGGCATTGCGATACGATACGCCCGTACTTACGACAACAGGTTGGAAGCGACACGGGGATTTAAAGCCCGGCGATTTTGTTTTCGGCGGGGACGGGAAACCACGGCGCGTAAAATGGAATAGCGGGGTATATAAATGTGAATCGCAATTCGTGAATTTTGCCGACGGGTTCAGTTTGATTGCCGCCCGTCAACACGAATGGGTCGTATATGCTGACCACGATAACCACAAAGGCCGTGTTCGTGAAATTGTAGAAACGCAAAACATTTTTGCGAAACGGAATCGGCGCAATCCTTTTATTCCCGCCGATGCAATTATCGAAATGCCGAAACGGGTTTTGCCTATTGATCCGTATTTATTGGGCGTATGGTTGGGCGACGGCAACAAATTCGATAAATGGATTTCTTGCGGCGCGGAAGATATAGAACATTTACGGCAATATGCGATAGAAATTAAAAAAGACAAAACCGCTTTTCGTGTTCATTTGAAAGGACTTGAAACACGGAAATTGCGGGAAATTGGCGTTTTGTTCAATAAACATATACCCGCCGAATATTTATTGGCCGACGCTGAAAGTAGGCGCGAATTATTGCGCGGATTAATGGACACGGACGGTTATATAAATACCCGTGGGACGTGCGAATTTTGTCAAAAGGACGGCATTTTGGCAAACGACGTTTACTTACTGTTGCGATCGTTGGGTTATAAAGCAACACGGCATAAATACGTTGCCCGCCTATACGGTAAAGATTGCGGGAACAAAGTACGTATTATGTTTAATCCGGATCGCACCGACAGGATCTTCGATATTCCGCGAAAACAATTGCGTTTGGAAAATAAAACGTGTTCGGATCGGCCCGATAAAAAGCGGTTTTTCATTGATTCAGTAACGGAATACGGCGAAGCGAACGTAAATTGTATTGAGGTTGACGGCGGGATTTATCTTGCGGGGTATGAACTTGTACCGACGCATAATTCGCAAGGTTCAAGTAGATTCCTACCGGCCGAAATGTTGGGGCTTTATCCCGATTTGCGCATTTGCATTTGTTCGTACGCGGCTACAATTGCCAAAGACTTTAACCGCGACGTTCAAAGACTGATTGATAACGAGAAATACCACGGCGTATTCCCCGAAACTTGTTTGAATGGATCTAACGTCGTAACTGTTGCAAACAACTATTTGCGGAATTCGGACGTTTTCGAAATCGTAAACCATACAGGATCGTTGCGCGTTGTGGGCCGTGGCGGTTCGCTGACGTCTAAAACCGTTGACGTTATGATTTTCGACGATCTTTATAAGGATTCGTTAGAAGCGAATAGCCCGCAAATTCGGGCGACGGCGTGGGATTGGTACACAAAGGTTGCACAAACACGATTGCATAACGATTCGCAACAACTGATTGTATTTACCCGTTGGCACCCCGAAGATATAATCGGCAAAATACTTGAATCCGAACAGGTAATCGTCGCCGAAAAGTGGGAAGATTTCGACAACATACCGGCGGGCGCGTGGGTATTGGTAAATTTCGAAGCGATCAAGACGGGGACGCCCACGGAAATAGACGGGCGCGAAGCGGGCCAACCGTTGTGGCCCGCGCGTCATTCTTTGGAACGCCTGTTGGCCGCTAAAAATTTGGACCCCGTGGGTTTTCAGTGCTTGTATCAAGGAAACCCCGGCGATGCAACCGCGTTGTTGTATCAACCGTTCAAGACGTGGGTAAACAAAGATGATTACGGCCAATATATCCGTTCGGGTTGTTACGTGGACGTCGCGGATCAAGGGGACGACTTTTTGTTCGCGGCGTCGTACGATATAGTCCGTTCGGAAAACCAAATTTGGAACGAACATAACAAGCGGTTCGAACCGTTGTTGTTTGCGCTAATAACGGATATTGAATTTACGGACGAATCAACGGACGTTACGACAGTAACCGTTCCGCGACTGATCAACGGAAACGGCGTCCAAAAAGTTTGGATCGAATCGAACAACGGCGGATCGCAATTCGAAAAAAACGTAAAGAAAAAAATTCGGGCGTTAACGGTCCCGTTCTATCAAGGCCAAAACAAAGAATCGCGTATCGTAACGAACGCCCCGTTTGTGAATCAGCAAATAATAATGCCGTTCGGGTGGGAAACGCGTTACCCCGCGTTTTACAAGCACGTTACGGGATTCTTGCGCAAGTTCGACGCGAACGAACACGACGACGACGCGGACGGGCTGACAGGAATTTACGAAAAGGAACTTGCCGACGGGAATACCAAACCGTACAACGCAATGTCGCGGGGCGTACGGGTCCATTAATGGCCGTATAAGGGCGTTTCTTTGAAAAGATAAGGAATTACCCATTTTTGAAAAGAAATTCGATTGTAGGCGATTTTTCGAAAAAATAATTACATTTGCACTTGAAAGGCGGTCAAGGGTCAACCGTTGAAACATTGTTAACCAACTAAAATTCAAAATTATGTCGCTTGTTTGCCAATGCCCGGCCGCGTCCGCGCTGACGACCATTCCGAACGTTGCCTGTTCGGAAAATTTCGGCCAAATTCAAAAAGTTGCATTCCAACGCTTGCGCAAGGCCGACGGAACGCGGAACAGTTTTACCAATTCCGCGTCTATCTTGCTGAAAGCGTCGTGGACCGCGCTTCTTGCCGCCGCCGACGGTAGCAAAATCGTTGTATCCCCGTATATCAACGCCCCCGCTGATTCCGGCGGCGACGCCCGTATGTCGTCCGGCGGAAACGATGATTTGGGCGGTATTGCAGAGGTTTTGGGCGGAAATCCCGTTCAGTTTGACGGGCAATTGCGTTCGATCCCGCAATCCGTTATCAAGGTTATGAAAGAATTGCAATGCGAAGCGAACGCGGGCAATTTGGGCGTGTTCCTGTTTGACGAAAACGGAAACATTCAATGTGTGGCTGAAACCACAGGAACCAACCCTGTCGTTACAACCTATTACCCGATCCCGATTCGCGCCCTGTTTATCGGTTCGCTGATCCACGGCAATTTCGACGCAAAGGATTCCAACGCGATTAGTTGGCAATATCCCGACAACTATTCCGATGATCTTGCAATCGTGAAGCCGACCGACTTTAACCCGCTTACCGATTTAGTCCCCGCGTCTTAATCGTATGAACGCCAAAACAACAACGGTAACGTTAGTTGCAAACGGCGTTACCCGCCAATTTGAAATTTCCCACGCCGAACGTTTGTTGCGTATGCCGAATAACGGCGGTTGGGAACTTACGGCAAACAGTAATTACGAATTTATAGACAATGGGATACGACGTCGCGGCAATAAGAAAAAGGATATCGGAAAATAGACGTGCCGACGTGCTTAACCGTGCAAAACTGCACCAATCGCGGATCAAGTTTCACACGGTTAAGCGCGTTACCACGTTCAATTCGCCGTATATCAGCATTCCGCTAACGCAATTTCTTGCAATGGCGGAAAATATCTTGCCACACGACAAATTCGTATTATTCAAGGCCCTATTCCGCTATCCTGTCAAGACAAACGAAATTACCGAAATTTGCTTCGACAAGTTAAGCCGGATTTTTGACGGCCGAAACCCCGCGTTTAATTATCAATTCGTCAATACCGCACAACGGGACGATTGGGAACGGTACAGGGCGGAAAAGTTGGACGAACCGAACGTATGGTCCACGAAAGGTTGGGAATTCTTCAAGACTGAAATAAATTCCGTGCTGATCGTGGACGTAGCAAGGGAACAAACAACCGATCTACCCGAACCGTATTTCTATTGGTTGCCCATTGACGACGTTATTACGTACAAGGCCGACCACACGACGGGCGTAATGGATTACATTGTATTCCGCCGCCGGGACGAAATTATAGTGTTGGACGATGAAACTTACCGCGTTTGGGACGACAAAAAGCATACAGGACAAATTAACGGTATGCCGAAAATCGAAGCCCCGCACGATTTGGGTTATTGCCCGGCCCGTTTCTTTTGGAACGAACCGATTTCGTTAGAGGACCCCGACGTAAAGGCGTCGCCGCTATCCGCCGAATTGGAAAGTTTGGATTGGTTCGAATTCTTCCACATTTCAAAACGGCAATTGGATCTAATGGGCGCGTATCCCATTCTTTCGGGTTATGAACAAAGTTGCGATTTCACAAACGCCGAAAACGGCGATTATTGCGACGGCGGATTCTTGCGCGACAAGCAAGGCCATTACCGTTTGGATATGGCGGGATTACTGTTGCGTTGCCCGAAATGCGGAAACAAACGGATTATCGGCGCGGGATCGTTCGTTGAAATTCCCGTCCCGAACGCGGAAGAAAACCAACCCGATTTGCGCAACCCTGTTCAAATCTTGAAAGTTGATCGGGAATCGTTGGATTATAACGTCGAAGAACAAAAACGCTTGCGGGAAGAAATCATTACCGCCGTTGTTGGTCAAGATGAAATCGTAACGAACCGCGACGCGTTCAACGAACAACAGGTACGCGCGAATTTCGAATCGGTTACAACGGTATTAAACCGCGTCAAAAAGGGTTTCGAAGCCGCCCAACAATGGGTTGACGAAACGATTTGCCGTTTGCGGTACGGAAAATATTTCTTATCGGCACAAATCAATTACGGAACGGAATTTTACCTGTATTCCCCCGACGAATTGCGGGAACGGTACAGGACCGCAAAGGAAGCGGGCGTTTCCGAATCGGAATTGGACGTTATGTCCAACCAAATTTTAGAAACGGAATACCGAAACGATCCAACGCAATTGCGCCGAATGCGATTGCTTGCGGAACTTGAACCGTATCGGCATTTGTCGCGGCAAGAGGTTTCCGAACTGTACGAAAAAAATCTTGTTTCCGACGTAGATTTGCGTATAAAGTTAAACTTTCCTAATTTTGTGCGAAGATTTGAACGCGAAAACACGAATATTTTGGACTTTGGAATCGAAATACCGTACCAACGCAAGATCGAAATTATTACTGACCAACTACGGCAATATGCGCAAGAGCAAACGCCGAACGTGGCCAATGTTTAACCAATAAAACCGAAAGGATAGTATGTTAACAAAAGACGGGCGGGATACCCCAATCGAAAGACTAACCCCGGACAACTACATTGTTCCCAAAGGCGAAGAACGTGCATACCACGCCGTTATTGAGGTCAAACAATTTGACCCGAAAACAGGCAAGCGCATTTCAACGCCACGGGTGCAAAAGTTCGGGAAAAAAGCGTTTGAATCCCATATCGCCGACAGTTTGCGCAAACAGGGATACGAAATCCTAATTTTGCACGATCCGAACGCGTGGATTAAGGATCAACAGGCCAAAGCCGCCGAATTAGCCAAAGCGGAAGCGGAAGCGAAGAAAAAGGCGGAACAGGAAAAGTTCGATGCGGCCGTCGCCGCCGCCGTTGCGAAAGCACTTGCGGACCGCGAAAAGGCCAACGAACAGGAACAGGGCGAACCCGCCAAAAAGGGCCGTAAAAAGGCCGATAAAGAAGAAACCGAATAACAACTATTAACCGTTACAGTTATGGCACAAATCGCACAACAGGACAATTTGTTCATTGACGTTTCCACTTTGGGGACGTTTACCGACGATCAAAAGAAAAAGTTGGTCGAATGCTACAAAGCCGGAACAATTCTTGACGTGGTGCAACGTTCCGCCGTGGGCGTTTCAAAGTGTATTTCCGCGTCGTATGCTGACGTAAGCACGACCCGGACTTATACTTTCGTTTTCGGCGGCGCGTCCTTGCAATCCGTTACCGCACAGGAAACCATTTCCGCGTAACCTGTGGGCGATACCGTGAAAGACTGAAACCAAATTCAAAGGGAAAGAATTATGGCACTAACAACCGAACTTTTGAAAGGCAATTCCGCAACGGCGGGCCTTTCGGACGAACAAATTAACGCCGTGGTCGAAATGTCCAAGAACGACGAAACCGCCGTTATTGGCCAAAAGACAGGCGAAATTTACGGCGGATTAGACGCGGATATTTTGGCCGCGTCGGGGATCGCAAAGAACGGGACCGAAAAAACCTACGATTACGCCAAACGGGTAATTGGCGAAATCAAGGCGCAAGCGGGAAACGCAACCGAACTGCAAAGCCAAATTTCCGAACTGACCAAAGAAAAGGCGCGTTTGGAATCGGTAATCGCAAAGGGTGGCGCGGACGCTGAAACAAAACGCGCTTTGGAACAGGCAAAGGCCGATTTGGGGAACGTTACGCGGGAATACGCGGAATTGAAAACCAAATACGACAACGCCCAATCCGAACACGAAAAGGCCCTGTTCGGAATGAAGATTGACGGCGAATTTGCGAAAGCAACCGCCGGATTGAAATTCAAGGCCGATTTGCCCGCGTCCGTCGTGTCCGTCCTTACTGAACAGGCCGTCGCCAAAGTAAAGGCGATGAACCCCGAATATATAGACGACGGTAACGGCGGAAAGGTCCTTGCATTTATGGACAACGGAACGCCCCGTCGAAACCCCGAAAACAATTTGCGCCCGTTTACGGCGGCCGAACTTGTCGCCAAAGAACTTACAACAATGGGTGTGTTGGAAACAGGACGCAAACAAACGGGGGCGGGATCGCAAGGCGGAAAAGAAATTCAAGGTTCGGGCGGAACTGTTGATCTTTCGGGCGCACGTACGCAAGACGAAGCGCACGAAATTATTGCAAAGCAATTAATGGCGCAAGGAAAGGTCAACGGAACAAAAGAATTTGACGACGCAATGGCGCAAGCGTGGAAAGAAAACCGCGATGCAATCAAGGCGTTGCCGATTCGCTAACAATCCCACCGGGTAACGGGTCAATCCGGCAAACATTAACCATTAAAAACATTTTTCATTATGTCCCTTATCGCAACCCGTTTGCAAAATTGGCGCGTGGAAAATCCGGAATTCGACCGGAATATGGCCCGCCCGTTGGAATACGGCGCGTTGGATTTCTTCATCGAACAAACCAACGCCGCGAATTCCATTATTAACCCGAACTTGCGCGACCGCGCGTTCGAATCTATCGGCAACACGGTTCAAATTCCCGTCATTAACTACGACGGCGACGTTACCGTGTCCAACGTCCGTTCCTGTGTCATTGGCGACGACGAAAATACGTCCGCCCTTTACACCGTGAATTGGGTAACGTTGGCCGTTGGTTTCACAATGGTCCCGCAACTGTACCGCAACAACGAAATTTCCTACGAACACGATTTCGCCCGCAAAATGGAAAAGGTTTGCCGCGCCCTTGCAACCGCAATGGACGTTTTGGCAATCGCCGCTTTGGAAGCGAACAAAACCCAAGTGTTCAAGGATCAATTGTATTACACCGTAACGTCGAATTCCGTGCAAATTCCGTGGATCGCGCGAATGGAATTCCTTTCCGATCTTAACGCGATGATGCGGGCGAATGCCTACCCCGAAATGTTGCACGTTATCGGCGGCGCGGGCTTCGATTCGTTGGTCCGCAAGTTGGCCGAACACGATATCTATAACGACGTCAACAAGCGTTTGGAATACGATAACAAAGTGTTCCACTATACCAACAACATTACCAACGAACAGGGCGTGTTCGCCACGGGTTACGTTGTCGCCGACGGTAATGTGGGCGTCCTTACCCGCGTTGACCGCGAAGCCCTTGCCCGTACCCGTGCGAATTTCCACGAATGGGACGTGGTGCGGCTTCCGTTCATTGACTTGCCCGTGGGTTCCCACTACTATACCGCCGTTGGCGACCAATCCGGCATCGCCGGGGCCGCTTCCGCCGATATGGTTTGCAACGTCAAGGAATATTTCGGTTTTTCCGTTGACGTGGCGTTCCTCGTTGCCTACAATTCCGCGCCCGAAACCGTTGCCAACCCGATCATTAAGGTTGAATTGGCCGCGCCCGGAACCGCGAACCCGTTCGCCGCGCCCGTGGAAATCGTGAATACGGAAGATAACCCCGTCCCGACACAGGCAATTACCACCTAATCGGGACTGACTGAAACCAAACCACGCGGGGACGGGAACAAAAACCCCGTCCCCGTTTTTCATTTGTAAAGAACTTTTGCACGTTCGGAAAACCTGTAAAGAAATCGAACTTTTTATGATACGTTTACAAGATATTCAAACGGCGTTATTGCCTGTCGTTGGTTGGCAACAGGATTACAACCCCCAAAATCAAATTGACGACGCGTTGACGCAATCCGAAAGCGGGTTAACGTTTCAAGGGGCGCACCCGCTTTGCACGTTGGCGAACGTCCGCGCAATTATGCCGGACGATTACTTGTATAAATACCCCGATTGGAAGAATACTATTCCGTACGCGGTCGGCGTAAAGGTCAAGCACGGCGGGAAAGTATGGGTTGCCGTCAATCCGAATACAGGATCGGCCCCGACTGAAAACAACCCCGATTGGGCGGCGTACAATATGGTTTCGGACTTTGTGCGGAACTTGACCGTTAACGGGATCAATACGGCCGTTCAAACGTTCATACAGGAAAAGCAACTGCAACAGGAAACGCGGAATTTGTTGGAACGTCGCACGTTCTTTGACGGGGCCGCACGAATGGCCGCGACCATTGATCCAACGGGAAAGATCGTTGGTTTCGAAATCGTCCCCGTCCGCGCAATGGGCGTAACAACGAAAATCGAACGGATCGGTTTGCAAATGATCGGGGCCACGGGAACGGTAAAACTTTACCTGTTCCATTCTTCGCAAGTTGCGCCAATGCGCGAAATTGAACTGACGTTTACCAATACCCACGGCGGGTTCCAATGGTTTACCCCGTCCGAACCCATTTATTTGCCGTATATACCCGGCGCGGACGGCGACGGAAACGACGCGGGCGGCGCGTGGTTCCTTTGCTACAACCAAAACGAATTGCCCGTGGGAATGCGGGCGTTGAACGTTTCGAAAGATTGGTCCGTCGAACCGTGCCAAACCTGTTTAGGCGGTTCGATTGATTCGTGGCGGCAAATGACAAAGTATTTGCAAGTGTCGCCGTTCGGAATCCACGCCCCCGCCGATTTCGCCGAATACCCCGAAATGTTCGATATTGGGTTGATCGGTTACACTAACACGATGAATTACGGGCTTAATTTGGAAATTTCCGTGGGTTGCGATCTTACCGACTTTATTATTTCGCAACGACAAATCTTTGCGACCGTCATTCAAAAACAGGTTGTGGCAAACGTCTTGCGCACTATTGCGATGAACCCCGACGTTCGGGTAAACCGTAATCAAGTGAACGTTACCCGCGACGAACTGTTATACGAATTGGACGGAAACCCGACGGGCCGCGCAACGGGTTTGGGGTACGAACTGAAACAGGCGTATAAGGCGTTGTCAATTGATACGCGGGGATTGGATCGTATTTGTTTGCAATGCAACAACCACGGCGTAAAATACCGTACCGTTTAGCCCGAAATAAACTTATAAGTTAATTTTGCAAGAAATGGCATATAACGGGCGTTTTGCCGAAAGATAATAAACTTATCGTCTTTTTGACGAAACGCCCGCAAATCGCCAAATAAAGGCCAATACGACGAAATGGGAATATTAAACGACTTGCGGACCCGTGTTCAATCAGTTAACGACGGTTTGACGACCGGCGAATTAATCCGCAACGTCGTTGTTCAGCATTCCGAAGATATAATCGAACAACAACGGATACAATTATTTGAGGGCAAGAATTCCAAAGGCGAAGATATGCGCCCGTTCTATTCGGAAGATTTAAAACCCAAAGGGTATTTCCATTCCGTAGAATCGGCCGGACGTTACGCCGCGTGGAAACAAGACGGGATCAATTATCCGTATAGGGCCAACAGGAACCCCGACGCCCCCAACCTGTATATTAACGGACGCTTCCACGACGAATTGGGCGTACAGTTTGCGGCCGATACCGTGGGAATCGTACCGACGACGCCGTACGCGGCGGGGATCGTGGCCAAATACGGAATTACCGCTTTCGGGCTTATGGTGCAAAAGTGGGCCTATATCTTTACCGATTGTGGCGCATATCAAGAGTTGATGAACGAATTAAAATCCAAACTGTATGTATAGCGAAACAAACGCCCCGATTATCAATAACCCCGTAATGTTGGATAGGGTTATCGGGGAAATCCAAACGGGATTGGCGAACGGGTTGCCGTGGTTGGACGCGGCGTTCGGGCGTTCCCAACGCCTTACGAAAATGGTCAACGGAAAAAAGATCGTTACGCCCAACGTGTATTGCGGTAATTGGAACGGACACGGCCCGAATGACTATATAGAGGTTTCCCCCGATTCGAAGATCGGGAACTTTGCTTTTTTCGAAATAGAGGACCCGCAAACGATAGACGCGGGACCGTGGGCGCGACAAATTAAGGCCCCGTTCGGCCTAATCGTTTGGTTTGACTTGACGCGCGTTTACAATGCGCCCGACAACCGCAATACCGAATTGATCAAGGCGGAAATATTGCGCATATTAAGCGGGCGTTCGGGGTGGTATCTATCGCAAGGCCGAATTACGATCAACAGGATTTACGAACGCGCCGAAAACATATACAGGGGTTATTCCCTGTCGGAAATTGACAACCAATTTTTAATGCACCCGTTCGCGGGCTTCCGCTTCGACGGGCTTTTGGAATTCGACGAATTATGTATAGCGGAATAGTTGCTTTTGTGTGTTACGTCGTGGCCGTCGCGTTGTCGGCCGCGTTCCTGTTGGGCCTTGCGTACAAATGGGGTTGGATAGAATGGTTACAAGTACACGCCCCGAATGATTTCTTGTATAAATTGTTTTCGTGTAAGTTTTGTTGCAGTTGGTGGGTTTCCGTCATAATTTCGTTAACTTTGTGCGTAACGACGGGTAATTGGTGGTTGTTGCTGATCCCCGTTTGTTCCACAGTAATAGCGCGTGAATTATGGTAACGACGAAAATAGGAAAACACACGGTCGAAATGTACGACACAATAGACGAATTGCCGATCGTACGTTTCCACAAATACCAAAAATTGTTGCTGATTGATTCGGGCGTCGGTTCGGATATAGCGGCGTTCGATCAGCGCACGGAAAAGATGCGCCGTTACCTTATGGACGGAAAGACGGAAAAGGCGCAACAGGAATTGGAAAACTTGCGCCAATCCGTGTTTATGATCCAAAACGAAATCAACCCCAAACACAGGGCGTTTGCCGTGCTTGTAACGAAGATTGACGGCCACGAATGCAACGACTTGACGGACGACGCGTTGTTGCGCATAACGGCCGAACTGCAAGACGTCCCCGAAAAAGAGTTAACCGCCCAATTGGAAGCGGTCAAAAAAAAAATTGACGGGGAATTAAGAACGTACTTTCCCGCCCTGTTTGCCGATTCGACGGTCAAAGAATATTACGATTTGTTGAAGAAACGGACTTTGGGCGTTTTGCAAAATATCATTGACGGCGTGGACAACCCCGACGCGACGCCCGAAATTGAGAAATTGACGACCGCGCTTATAACGTATTCGAACCCGAAATGTTTTAGCGGTCCCGAATCGGCCGAAATCCAATTCGACCGCCAATTCGAAAATATTTGTTTGGTATTGTCGGAACAATTGCACGTCAAACCGAAGGAATATTCAGTATTGGAATTCTACAACGCGTTCGATTTCGTACAGGAAAGGGCAAGACAGGCGGAAAAGGCACAAAAACGGGCGAATAAGCCACGATAAGGGAAAAGATATATAATTTACCGTCCCGAAAGAGAAACGCCCAAATTCGGGACTTTTAACAAAAATAACTGTTATGGACAACCCGAACCCGATTTATTACCGCGATTTAATTACGCCCGACAATTCGATTACGGACTTAATCGCACAATTGGACGCGCTGATCGCCAAATACAATACGGTTAAAAGCAACATTCAAAGCGCGGCACAACAGGCGGCGCAAAGTATGTCGAATTTGTCCGGCGCGACGGAAGAACAACG